ATTTAACTAAATAAAAGAAACTGTCTGTAGAGATGAAGACGTTTAAAGAATTTATATTTGAGTGTTACTATATTCTAGAACAAAAATGTTTTATTGAAGATTCATTTTTGTTTGAAGGTAGATATAAACAAGAAAGTGCTTTTATAAGATTGTTTAGACAAGCTAGAGGATCTAAAGATTGGTCTAAAGCAGCAAAATTGATGGATCAAGGAAAAGAAAAAGAAGCTCTTGAGTTAATGCAAAAAGTCGCTGTGAGCCTTAAAAAAAGAATTTCTGATGCTAGAAATAATTCAAGTAGTCCTTTAAATTATGGAAGATCTAATCCAAAAGAATATGTAAAAGGAAAAACCAGTGAGAGCGAAGAATCTTTCTATGATAATTTGGATGCAGTAGCAGATGCAGTGGCACACGCTCCATTAGAAAAAAAATTTAGAAGTGCAGTGACATCTAAAGTTTTCTTGGGAAGACAACTTTTTGGAACAGGAACTGATATTGGTAGACTTACACAACTGGCTCAGGACGCTGGTATCACAAGTCAAACTTCAACGGCAGATTTTAGACTTTCTTCCTTAAGAGATTCTACAAAAGGTAGTGTTGGTGGATCTTTAAAAGGTGGGCCCGCACAGATTGCAACTGCAGAACCAGGAGATTTTAGAGCAGCAGTTCAGTATGCTGCTCAAGTTTATGCGGAAAAAGAAGTTCCAGAAACTGAAAAAAATTATGAAAAAAAGAGACAAGAAATAATTGATAGACTTGTTTCTTCGGGTAATGAAATTGCTGCTCAAGGAGAATCTCAAAGAATACCAAAGGATAGAAAATCTGAAAATAAACCAAAAGTTGCTGAAGCACAATCTATTTTAACTAAAATGTATGCTGATCATCCAGGATTTGATTCTATTCTTTCCAAAACTTTTGCCAGCGGTTCGCACAGATTTCAAGAACCAGGAACTAAACCAGATCCAAATAAAGATATTCCTGGAACAGCATCAATTATGGTTCATACTCCAGAACCAGGGCAAAAGGGAAGAGAGTTTGCGATAGAACCAATTTCTCAAACCGAACCAGTGCAGGGTAGGGCTGCTCAAGGAAGAGGTGCTAGTAATCCAACAAAAGGTCCAAGAATTCAAAGACCAGGAACCGTTAGATTTGATGTTAATGCACCTCCTGAAGGCGCCGGCACTTTATCCAAGTTTAGAAGAAGAGTTTCTGCAGCACAACACGCTCAAACAACAGCAGAACTAGAGCAACAGGCAAAGCAGGCAGATGCAAACTTATCTGCTGCACGTGCAGAGGTCGATAAGGCTAATGATCCATCAGAACTCCGTTATGTAGATGGAACTGAACCTCTGATACAAAACAGAAAAAGATTTCAAGATTTTATTGGACGTCATTCAACAGATCCAACTGTTCAACACATTGTTCAGGCAAGAACAATGGCACAAGATAATCTCACATCAGCACAATCTGTTGCAAATGATGCCACCACTTCATATCAAACTCATATCAGTACACCACCAACAGTTCAACCAACTCAACCAGAACAACCCCAACAACCCGCACAAACTCCTCCTCAACAACCTGTTCAACAGAAACCAGCACCAGAACAACCTCCTGCTCCACAACCAGCACCAGAACAACCTCCTGCTCCACAACCAGCACCAGAACAACCTCCTGCTCCACAACCAAAGAAAAAGAAAGAGGAAAAGAAACCACCAGTTGAAATCGCTCCAGAGCAAGCGCAATAAATATTCACAGGTGAAACTTGTGAGTAATGTCTCATTTGGTGATATCAAAAAAGAATGAAGTTTATCTTCAGGTAAAAGCAGAACCGCACGTCTATTATGAACTTGCAGATCAGTTCACATTTGATGTGCCAGGTGCGAAGTTTATGCCCCAGTTTCGCAACAGACACTGGGACGGAAAAATACGTCTATTCAACGCACAGACAGGTGAAATCTATGTAGGACTATTAGATAAACTAACTAGTTTTTGTGAAAATCACGATTATACTTATGAGTTTATCAACAATAAATTCTATGGTCTTCCTTTTGAAGTCAATGATATGATTTCAAAAGAGGGTGTGAAAGATTATATGGCATCTATTTGCAAGTATGCTCCCCGCGAATACCAAGTTGAGGGAGTATACGACGCTTTAAAACATAATCGAAAGTTGTTGATATCTCCAACTGCCTCTGGAAAGTCATTGATGATATATTCGATTGTGAGATATTACGTTGAGAAAGGACAAAATACTCTGATAGTCGTTCCGACGACATCCCTTGTAGAACAGATGTATAAAGACTTTGCAGATTATGGGTGGGACGTGGGTTCATATTGCCACAAGATCTATGCGGGAAAGGAGAGAGAAACAGACTCACAGGTCATCATTACAACCTGGCAGTCCATCTACAAACTTCCCCGACAATATTTCTCAAGATTTAATGTGGTCGTAGGAGATGAAGCACACCAGTTTAAATCAAAGTCACTAGTATCTATAATGACAAAGCTTTCTGATGCAAAATATCGTTATGGTTTTACCGGCACGCTAGACGGCACGCAGACACACAAGTGGGTTCTAGAAGGTTTGTTTGGGCCATCTTATAAAATCGTTCGCACAGATGAACTGATGCAAAAGGGTCACGTTGCTAAACTGGATATTAATATTCTGCTATTGAAACACCCACCGAATAGATTTGAAACATTTGAAGATGAAGTTCAATATATTATCAATCACGAAAAACGAAATAAGTTTATTAAAAACCTTGCCATAGATCTCAAAGGTAATACTTTAATTCTATTTTCCAGAGTTGAAGGTCACGGACAACCTTTATACGAACTCATAAATAATAGTATAGTTGAAGAACGTCACGTGTTTTTTGTACACGGTGGTGTAGATACGGAGGATCGAGAAAAAGTCAGAGAAATCACAGAAAAAGAAAGCAACGCAATTATTGTTGCATCTTATGGAACTTTTTCTACTGGTATTAATATTAAAAATCTACACAACGTAATCTTTGCATCTCCATCTAAATCAAGAATTAGAAATCTTCAATCAATCGGAAGAGTTTTAAGAAAAGGAGACAACAAAACAAAGGCAACTCTATATGACATTGCCGATGATATTAGTTATAAATCAAGAAAAAATTACACACTTAATCACCTTATTGAAAGAATTAAAATTTATAACGAAGAAAATTTTAACTATGATATTGTAAACATACCGCTTAAAAACTAATGGGAGAAGAGTTTTACGCATCAATCAAATTAATGACAGGAGAAGAAATATTCTCATTAGTTTCCATTGATGATAATGATGGAGATCCAATTATTGTGCTCCAAAATCCAGTCATTATGAAAATGCACTCAAATCATATCGGAATGTATGTCAAAATAAAACCGTGGATGGATATACCAGATGATGATATTTTTGTTATTAAACTTGATAAGATTATAACAATGACTGAAGTTAAGAATAAGGATACAATTGGATTTTATAACAAATATATTAACGATGAAGATACTGATATTGAAATTGATGGAAAGGTCTCAATATCTGATAAAATGGGATTTATATCAACAGTTGAAGATGCAAGAGAGCATTTAGAGAAACTTTTCCGTAAAGATCTTAAAGATAATAAAGAAAGCTAAGTCTCATCTTTAACGGGAACAAACGTATTCTACTTATATTTTAGAATGTTGTCAAGTCCTTAAAGTGTGCTATAATAAACATAACAAAAATTTATCTACAGTAAACCAATGTTATGTCCAAAAAGAAATCAGAGCATTATGTAAATAATAAAGAGTTACTTGAAGCATTAATTGTTTACAGAACTAAAGTTGAAAAGTCGTATTTAAATATTTACGATAAAGATCTTACAAAGCAACCGAAGGAAGAAAGAGCAAAGCATTGGGAAGGAAAACCACAAATTACTAATTACCTGGGTGAGTGTTTTCTGAAAATCGCCACACACCTTTCATATAAACCTAATTTTGTGAATTATATGTTCAGAGATGATATGATCTCTGATGGGATTGAAAATTGTGTTCAGTACATTCATAATTTTGATCCAAATAAATCAACTAATCCTTTTGCATATTTTACACAAATTATTCATTATGCTTTTCTCCGTCGCATTCAGAAAGAGAAGAAGCAACTGGAAATTAAAACCAAGATTATTGAGAGAACTGGTTTTGATGAGGTAATGATGGTTGATGATAGCTTGCTTTCGGGCAACAGTTCCGACTATAATACCATTAAGGACAATATTGCTTACAAAAATCGATGAAGGTCGCCATTATTACGGACCAGCATTTTGGTGCTCGTAAATCTTCCAAGTTTTTGCACGAATACTTTAAAAAGTTCTATGATACTATTTTCTTTCCTTATCTGGAAGAGAACAATATCAAGATCGTGATTGATATGG